CCAACGGGCTTAGGCATGCCTCTTCGGTCAAATACTGATCCAATTCGAACAGATGTGCTCAACGGCATTCAAAGGCTGAAAAGGGCTTTTGCTCGGGGTCAATACCTCGTAACTAAAGACGTATGGGATAAAGGTGAACGGGCTTTAGGGAACTCAATCAGGAAAGCCCTAATGAGCTATGGTTGGGATAATAAAGAACAGCCGAAGAAGGATGGCCGAGAAGATCCTTTAGATGCTTTGAGGTACGACTGCATAACTTGGAATTGGTCGGACTCGCTTGTCGACCAACGCAACTATCAACAACGCTCAACACCATCAGCATCTAGAAGAGTCCAAGTTGGTGGAGCAAAAAGGAGGAGCTTTTGAAGATTTATCAAGACGATATCGGAGAAGTGAAATATGTCAGTCATATGGGCCACGACTCTACCCCTGCTCACTCTGCGAGAGTGTCTTTTTACAACGAATCAGTATCATCTCAGCTACAAATGACTGAGCGAGATGCAAAGCTGATCAGATACTTAGCTGATCATGGCCATACATCACCATTTGAACACATCAGCGCAACGATAAAGCTAACCGTTCCGATGTTTGTTCGATCTCAGATTATGCGACATAGAACATTCTCATATAACGAAGTAAGCAGGAGGTATACTTCAGAGAATCTTCAGTTCTGGCAACCTCACAAGCTACGGCAGCAAGCCGAAAAGAATCTACAATGTTCTGTAGAATCTTCTGTAGAAGAAGAGGCTCATTGGCTCGACTGTTGGCAGACTCATCATGAGAATTGTGCTGCTTTTTACCATCTGATGTTAGCGAGTGGTGTATGTCGAGAGCAAGCTAGGGCAGTACTTCCACAGTCTACCTATACTCACTTCTGGATGAGTGGCAACCTCAACAATTGGGCTAAGTTCTTGAAGTTGCGCTTAACTGAACACTGCCAGCCTGAGACTAGAGTGGTAGCCGAGGCAGTAAGAGACATCCTCATGTATCACTTCCCTGTATCGTTAGGAGCTTTATTGAATGAGCAAGCATATCAGACTACGCATTGAGCAAGCTAAAGCCCTGGCGTCTTGCTCTCCTTGTCCACGAGGACAAGTGGGCTCTGTCATCTTTCGACCTGCAAGCTGGGCAGTGGTGGCCGATGGCTATAATGGACCACCAAGAAATGGCGGTCACTTGTGTGGTGATGATGTCTGTCATCGTGATGCTAATCAGATCATGAGTGGAACAATGACCGAAGTTGGATGTCATCACGCTGAAGCCAACGCAATCATAAACGCAGCTAGAGAAGGAGCATCAACGAAAGGCGCTTATCTCGTCGTGACTAGAATACCTTGTGATGCATGTGCTAAACTGATTCATCATGCAGGGATAACTAAAGTCTTTTACCCTGAGACTCCTGACTATGAGGGTCAAGCTTTAGAGTATCTCGAACACTTTGGAATAGAGGTTGAACCATGGACATAGAAATAGATTGGGATGACGATGGCACTATTTGCGCTCACTGCGGTTTAATCAATTGCATCTGTGACATCTATGAGGAACACTGTTGTGAAGATGATCAATGTGAGTGTGGTGTGGACTGTCCTTGCTGCATCAATGCAGAGTGTGATTGCAGGTTCCAGTAAATGCAATATCTAGGAGGAAAATCGAGAATAGCTAAAGACATTGTTAGGATAATGAGTGCTGAGAGAGCGCCCAATATGCCTTGGGTAGAGCATTTTATGGGGAGCGCTAAAGTAATAAGCCTAGTAAGAGGCAGACGAATCGGATCCGATGTTAACCTTGAAATGATAGACCTTTTTAAAGCGCTCAGAGATGGCTGGGAGCCTCCTTCCGAAGTGACCAAAGATTTCTATAATGAAGTAAAAAGCAATCAACACAAATACCCTAATCATCTTAAAGCGTTCTTGAGTATCGGTTGTAGCTTTGGCGGAATAAGATGGGATTCTTACGCTAAAAACTCAAGAGGAACAAACTATGCGAAGGATGCCAAGCGCTCACTCATTAAGCTAGAGCCTAAAATTAGAGATGTTGAGCTTTATTCAACAGACTATAAGCTTTTAGACATACCTGACCACTCCTTGATATACTGCGACCCTCCTTATGCAAATACAGCAGGTTATGGCTTCGAGTTTAATCATGAAGAGTTTTATTCTTGGTGTAGAGACAAAGTGGCCGAAGGGCATTATCTATTTGTGAGCGAATACGATATGCCCGATGACTTCGAACTAATTTGGGAGAAGGAAGTGAGTGTTTCTCTCAGCTTAACTAGCAAAGGCCTAAGAAAAAAAGAACGCTTATATAGACTTCACAAAAAGCCAGCATTCAGCCTAAGCATGTATTAAGAGAGAATCATGAACATCAAAGAGCGAAGGTTAGCCATTGTGCTACTCGACCTCATCGGCTCAACGGCTTTCGTTCAACGGGCAGGAGCTGTCAAAGCGGCTAGGTGGCTACAGTATCACGACAGATTGACACGCTCTTTAATGCATCGGTTCAAAGGTAGAGAGATCGATAGGAGCGATGGTTTCTTGCTCTCCTTTGAGGAGACTATTGACGCTGTTAACTTTGCGCTCCATTACCAACTAACCATTCCCCAAAAGATCAGACTCAACACTAGGATCGGTGTCCATGTCGGAATGGTGGCCGAAGTCAAGCAGCATGAGCTTGATGTTATGGTTGGGGCTAAGCCTGTGGAACTCGAGGGTATAGCCAAAAATATCGCAGCTCGAACTATGAGTGTCTGCCAAGCAGGGCAAGTGTTACTAACTCAAGAGGCCTTCACTGAGATCAAAGGTAAGACCAACAGCTTTACACCTAGAGGAACACGTTATGTCATGGTTGGGCTCTACCAGTTCAAAGGAGTGTCAGAGCCTCAAGTGATCTATGCTGTTGGTATCTCCATTGAGTCTCTTCAGCCTCCCCCATCTTCAGAGAAAGCCAAGCGTTTGGGTGGACCAAAGAAAGTTAGGTCAAGGGCTAGAGATCGAAAAGTGAAAGAGTGGATAATGTGGATCTTGCCTCGTTGGGCTCTAATAAATATGATTTATATTATCTCTTTGCTCATGCCGTATCTCATGCATAAGTACCCTATACTAAATCAGATTGTGAGGTGGTTACTTGGAAGAGAAGAATAAGACATCAAAAGAAGTCACGTCAGAGATCAAAGCGAAGCGTGGTTGGTGGTTCAGTGTGTTCTTTATGGTTTTGGTGGTAGGGCTGATTCTGTTCCTCACATACGTTGAAATCGTTGATAAAAATAGAGATGTGCTTGTTGGGATATTAGGAATGATCACAGGGAGCATCTCTTCAATGATGGCAATAGCAAGCGGAAGAGATCCAAGTGAAGTGGAAGAGCTAAAAGATAAACTATCTTCCGCTAATGCAGACAGAGAGGCATTGATTGCTCGACTCCGAGATTCACAAATTCAGATGCAACTATTGAGAGAGCAGATCTTTGAGTTACAGACAGCAGTGATCGACAAGCTCTCTATATTTACTGGTCAGCAAGCTATCCGAACAAAGAGAGAGGAGGATGTCATCCTTCATCCTTCTGTTGAAGAATGGCTACCTAACAGTCGACTAGACAAAGATAAATAAAGCGTTTATTATACGAACGGTATTCGAATAGGAGCATCTATGAAAGATCACACCGAAGAGCGTGAGACACGACACTTAAGAGCGCTCTCACCTCGATTTAGAACTAGAGGCATAACAGGCACTCAAATAAGTGGCGGTGTGATTACAGGCAAAGAGCAGAATCCACAACTCACTGGGCTTAATTGGGTTCAAGAGGCTGAGGAGATGCTTAGGACTGATCCGATTGTGAGACGATCTTGGCACATGCTCAGGCAAACTCTTCTTTCTGCATCATGGAGATTTGAGGCAGGGATTGAGGGTGATCCTATCGCTGAAGAGCTCGCTCGATTTGCCAATGAGGCTTGGGGTTTTGATGGCTACTCAGGGCAGATGGTTCTATCTTGGGAAGATCAACTTGCATACCTTTTCGAGTTCGTTCCGCTCGGCTATAGATACGCTGAGGAGATTTACAAGGTTGGTCCTGACTCGACGGGCAAAACTAAAGTTTGGTTAAGTCATTATGCTGACAGAGAGCCAAGCGCCCATCAAAAGTGGTTAAGCAGAGACGCTCAACAACTCGATGGAGTGATTCAGAACACAGTGGGAATTACTTACACTCCAGAACCAATACCAGCGAATAAGCTCCTCCTGCTCACTCTGAATAAAACGGGCTCTAATTTTGAAGGCATCGGGATGCTTCGGCCTGTTTGGTGGTGGTGGCGAACTAAACAGCGTGTCGCTAATCTCATGTGTGTTGGTCTTGATCGTTGGGCTGTTCCATCTCCCAAGGTAGTAGTGGATCGCTCCCAAGCTGAAGCGCTCGGATTATCTGATGGTGACATCGACGCTATGATCGATGATGCTGAAGCTCAGGCAAGGGCTTTCATTTCAGCAGAACAGAGTTACTTAGTTGAAAACTCAGCTGTAAAGTTTGATACTTATGCTGCTACTCCTAATCTATACGCTGATGGACCAATCAACATAATCACTAAGTGTGATTCTCAGATAGCCGCAGCCTTTCTAACTCAGTTTGCAGACTTAGGGAACACCGAAACAGGTGCCCGATCTGTCGGTGAGATTCACTTATCAGTATTTCGAAGAGCAGCTATCAATCTTTGTGATCTTGTGGCTAGCGCTGTCAGTGGTATAGATCGAAGAGGAGCAGGAACCATCGGCAGACTCATCCGATGGAATTATGGATCAGTTGATCCTTCCAAGCTCCCTCGTTTAACTCATACCGGCTTAGACACTGATGATCTAGCCGACTCCCTAGGCATGCTCCCGGGACTAGTTCAAGCAGGATTATTAACTCCTGATGATGAGTTAGAGCGTGCTATTCGTGAACGACTTGGAGCCGGTGTATTACCTGAGGAGGCTGAACGCTCTCCAATCTCTAGAGTTTCGGTGGTCGGTGGTGGTGGCTCTGTCGCTTCACTCACTGAGCAGTTGATAAGGAGTAAGAAGAATGGTTAAGCCAATCAGAACGAAGTTAAGCATACCTGAGAAATATGCTCATATTGACTTCCGACCACCACAAGGAGCTAGGCAAGCAGCCAAGAGAGCCTTGGAAGTCCGACAAGGTAAGCCGCCTTCTAAACGTGGTATGACTCCCATTGGAATTGCTAGAGCTCGAGATCTCATCGCAGGAAAGCAGCTATCTCCTCAAACAGTCAAGCGAATGCTGAATTACTTCACTCGCCATGAAGTTGACAAGCAAGGATCAACTTGGGATGAGCAAGGGAAGGGCTGGCAAGCTTGGCAAGGTTGGGGAGGTGATGCTGGTTATGCTTGGGCTCGAAAAGTAGTGAAACAAATGGACTCAGCAGACAAAAAGACACAAGCATTAAGAGCCTATGGTGAAGCTGTACAGCTCTCGGAGGCTCCTTCTTATGAAGTGCCCGATGGTTTGACTATCGGGAAACCGTTCAAAACTCTAAGCTTAGGTCAAGTCTCCTCTCGTATGAGCGGCGAGAAAATTGGCAAAGCTATAGATTTAGAGATGCTTCAAGAGATGTTGAGGGTCTATGAAGAGCGCAAAGATGCCGATCCTGTTATTATTGATTGGCAACATGCTACTTCTCCTTTCAATAGCGGTCCTCCTGCTCCTCCTGAGAGTGGGAACGCTCTAGGATTAATCATTGATTTAGAACTTCGGGAAGACGGTCTATATGCTACCCCTGCTTATAACGAACGTGGCCTCAATGTCGTCAAAGAAGCAGGTGGAGTATTGTGGTCTTCTCCCGAGTTTATTACCGGTGATGTTTACAATCGGTCGGGAGGTGAGCAAATAGGCACTGCTCAACTCCTCGCTATCACCCTCACCCCTCGGCCTGCACAGTCTCACGACAAGATAAGCCGAGTCACTTTAAACGAAAGGCTAGAGATGGATATTGAGTCTATGTCTCCCGAAGAGCTAAAGGCTGCACTTGTCGCAAAAGATGAGATAGTCAAAGAGCTCGAGAATCAAATCAAAGAAATGAAGGCAGACGCTGAAGCCAACATGAAGACTGAGTCTGAAGAAGACAAAGTCGAAGATATGGCAGAAGCAAAGCCTGAGGATCAGGTCAAGATGACTGATGCTGAAGATAAGAAGCATAACAAAATGAGCGAGTCTTTGACTGCTGATGTTAGCTTACTTTCAGAGTTAGCACTGCTCAGAGAGAGCGTTGCAGAACTCACTAAAGAGCGTGATCAGATCAAACGCGACCAAGCTGTTAGTAACCTTCTCTCAGAAGGTAAAATCTCTCCTGCAGAGCAGACTGTCGCTAATCGGGCTTGGGATCTAAAAGACTCAGCTCCTGAGTTTTGGCAGATGTTCAGCGAGCGTCCTAGTTCTTCAGCTGTTCCTCTTCAAGAGGTCGGACATGGAGCAAGTGGACAAGAGATTTCACAACAGACTCTTAATGAAGCTGTTCTTAAGCTCAAGCAAGAGAAGAACGTGACTTACTCGGAAGCACTCGATCTCTTCCGAGCTGAAAACCCTGACTACTATAATAAAGCTTTTGGAGTTTAATCATGTCTAATACAGATAATATTATTTCATTTGTGGCTAACTCAGCGATCACTGAGTTTGCTCTTGTCTCTGTTTTGGCAACTGGAAAGATCCAAGTCACAGCCTCAGAAGATGAGACTAACTGTGTTGGGATCGCTCAGCGTGCATGCTCAGCA